ACGAAGGAGGTGACGAAAGATGTCGCGATTCAAATACGACGAAACAGCGTTCAAGCCGAATCAACGCGAAGCGGCGCTCGCCCTTGTTGAACGCGAATTTACGCCGACAAAAGAGCGCAAAACGAAGGATCAAATCGCAGAAGATTGCGGAATCAGCCGCATGACATTACACCGTTGGGAAACGGGCGATCCGAACTTTATCGCGTACAAAAACCATTTGGCGTCGCAGTTCATCGATACTAAGCTGCCGTTTGTATATTCGAAGCTGCTCGACAGCATCAAAAGCGGTTCAACGAAATCGATCGAACTGTATCTGAAGCGGATCGGCGATCTGAACGATCAGAGCGAGCTTACCATTACGGACAAGTCGAATACGATGTCGCATGAGGAGCGCAAAAAAGCGTTGCTCGCCCGTTTGGAGAACGAAAGTTAACGAAGGAGGTGCGTTGTTATCGCATTTGTTGACGGGGAATGGCTCGATCGAGAAGCGCGGCAGCAGCGCATCGACGAGTTAACCGAAGAAAATCGTTTGCTCCGGCAGCTAATCGAAAGGGACGAAGCTGTCGAATACGATTTCGAACGCGTCGAGATCAACTTAAAGCTGCTCGAAAAGCTGAAGCGGGTGCATCGGGCTGAATACGATATGCTCTATTTCACCTACGAATACTTCAGCGCGGATCGAAACCCGGACAATAGCTCGAATTTAATTCCGGCCGGTCAAACGCTAGAGACTGCGGCCGACTTTCACCGGGAGCTTTGCGGACTACTTGACGAAATTACTCGCGGAGAAATAAAGACAAACGTTGGGTGGTCAGTCGGTCGTAAGCACGCCAAAACAGCATATCTATCAAACTCGTATCTATGCCATCAGGTCGTATTCCGCCATCAAAAGTACATCATCGAGGTGTCCGAAACAACTGACGTAGCCGGCGACTTTATTAAATGGACCGTCAACCATCTGAAATTTAACGAAAAGCTACGTGAAGATTTCGGCCCGTTGCTCCACCAAAAGCCTTCGATGAATGAAGTCGATAACAAATACGAATTTATTACTTCTTCAGGAACGAAGGTAGAAGCGAAAGGAATGGGAACACAGATGCGCGGGCTACGTCATTTGAGTGAGCGTCCGGGCTTATTCATCCTCGATGATCTCGAGTCCGACGGCAGCACGAACACGGCAGAGTTAAGGGCGAAAAACCTAAACTGGTTCCGATCGGAAATGCTTGAGGCGCTTGGCTTTGGCGGAATGTGTATCTATATGGGTACGATCGTCCACTACGATTCGTTATTAAATCACGTTCTGACTAAGCGTAAGGACTTCACCTCGCGAAAGTTCCCAGCAATTCTATCGTGGTCTGAACGCGAAGATTTATGGGAACAGTGGCGGAAATTGTATAACGAAGACAATAAAGACGCCTTGAAAAATGCGAACGCTTTTTATGAAGCGAACAAAGAGGAAATGGAACGCGGAACCCGGGTCCTTTGGCCGCAGGCATACACGTACAAGCATTTCATGGAAAAGCGCGAAGATATGGGTGCTAGGGCTTTCAATCAAGAGTACCTCGGCAATCCAGTCGATGAAGAATCGCAAGTTTTCCGGAGCGAAGACTTTAAATATTATTCGGATAAAGAACTCGAATCAAAAGAATTCGATTACTATTGCGGCATTGACTTCGCGATGGGTAAAGAAAAAGGCGACTACTCCGCGATCATAACGGTGGCTCGAAACAGGGCGACCGGTTTTTGTTATGTCGCCGATGTCTTTTTGCAGCGCGTTCACCCTGACGTCCTACTTAACGAAGTTGTCGAGAAGACAATGCGGTTCCAGTACGAAGGTATCGCAGTCGAGGCACAGCAGGCGCAGGAATGGTTCGCGGATAAGCTAGGCGAGGCTTTACAGGCGAACGGCTATCCGGCATCCACCCGGCTGAAACAGATCAAACAGAGGACACGGAAAGCCCTTCGGATTGAGTCGTTGCTACCGGATATTCAGAGCGGCAAGATCCGATTCAAACGCGATCAAAAGCTGCTACTCGAAATGTTCGAAATGTACCCGAACCATAACCACGATGACGGCCCCGATGCCCTACATATGGCGTACTCCATTGCGGGGAAAGCCAGACGGAGGAAGGGCGGCAACATCGGAAACTATCGCTACTAGAAAGGAGGCGTTTTAAATCGTAGTCATCGACCGAAATTTTATAAACCCGTTTCAATTCGTAATACCGATGAAGGAAGCGCTCGGATCGAAAGAATTCCAGCGTATCTGTGACGAAATCAAACTTTACCGGCGCTATGAAGGCGACCTCAACGTTTGGACCGACTATAAAAAGCCGCAAGAGATCGATTATGAGCCGACGCAGCTAACGATGAATTATCCGCGTAAGCTGATCGATACCACTGCGGCATGGCAATTCGAGAAGGAACCGAAAGTGACCGTGCCGCCTGATGTTCTCGACGATCCTGCGGAAATGATCAAGCCAGGATACGCGCCGAGCAAAGAGCAGGAGGAGGAAAACAGTCGGGCGAAGGCAAAAGAGCGCTTGCTAACTTGGGTATGGGAAGACAACCGGATGCACGAAAAACTACTCGCTGCGGCAAAAGACCGCGCAATCAGCCGAACCGGCGTTTATGCTCGTCTGCACTACGATACTCGGCGTGGCGAAATTAAAATCCTTTGGCATCCTTCGACTGAGGTTATCGCAGTTCATAACGAATGGGATGTCGACCAACTTGACGAAGTTCATTTCGTTGCGTGGCTGGACGAACAACAGACGAAGCTCTGGAAACTGTCGTACTACCTCGAATGGGAAGGCGACGAAGATACCGGAAACTACGATTGCAAGATCGAAGAGGCCATTTACGATGACGGACTAAGTCTCGTTGAAAAGCGAGTCGAAAGAAAATCGATGGGACTCGACTTTATACCGGTAGTCCACGTTCCAACCGAAAAACTTTCTGGCCAAACTAGCGGATTTAGTGAACTCGAAAAGCTCATCGATACCGCAGACGAGATTGATCGAAAGCTATCGGATTACTCTGACGCACTGCGCTTCGAGATGTTCGCGATCACACTGCTGACGAACGTCGAGTATGATCCGAAAAAGCCATTTCGCGTATCTCCTAGCGCTATTTGGGATCTCGGCGAGTCCGACAAAGATACCGGAAAGCCGGAAGCGACGAAGTTGGAAAGCGGCTTTAAATTCAAAGAAGCGATCGAGGCGTATCTTGACCGTCTGCAAAAACGACTTCACGAAATCAGTGAGGTGCCGATGGTCAATACCGCGGATATGAACACCGGAGGTATTAACGAGATGGCGCTCAAATTGCTTTACAGCTCGATCATATCGAAAACACAGCGAGCGTGGATCGTTTGGCAGTCGCGTCTCCAAACGTTGAATGAATACATTCTGCGTTATATGAAAGCGCGCCAAGATCATCCTCGCTTTAAATACGATAAAGAATGGCTTGCGCAAGTAGATAACTATTACGGAAGCAAGATTATATTTGGCCTTCCACTTCCGGAAGATCAAAAAGCTCTTGTCGAACAGCTAGGCGAAGAAATTGCGCATGAAATAGAGTCTATCAAGGGCGCAATCATCCGAAGCGGTAAGGAGAACCCGGAAGTCAAATTCATGGAGATTTTACAGGAACGGAACCTGAAAAGACAGGTCCAAGATCCTTACAACGAAACGAACGAATAGCAACGCTTGACCTACGGTATTGTCGATAAACTGCCGGTTGTTGTTATTCGTAATCTACAGCCGACGGGCTTTAAACGGTGAGGTACGATATGACGAAATTTTTGCCTTTAAATCTACAATTTTTCGCGGAACAACCTGAACCGGAAGATACTAACGCTCAACCTACGGCTGGGGAGCCGGAACCAACACCGACTGAGCAATCGCAGAGGACGGAAAAGACGTTCACACAGGCGGAGCTTGACGAAATTCTTAACAAACGTCTTGATCGCGAGAAAAAGAAGCAGGCGGAACTCGAAGAAAAAGCGAAACGCCTCGAAGAGTTAGAAAAGGCGGAAGAAGAACGCAAAAAAGCCGAGATGTCCGAAGCCGAACGTCTACGAGCCGAGAAAGAAGAAGCGGCCAAGAAGGCGGAAGAAGCAGCGGAGGCAGCTAAGAAAGCGCAGGAGTCGGCCAATCAGCGGATTATCAATACGGAGCTTCGCGCAATCGCTCGATCTCTTAACGCAAATGATCCGAATCAAGTGCTCGCACTACTCGATAAATCTGCGGTACAAATTGACGAAGATGGAAACGTAATCGGTGCCGAAGAAGCGGTCGCAGCGTTTAAGGAATCAAGCCCGTGGATGTTTAAACAACCGATCGGAGCCGACGCATCTGGCGGAAGCAACCCGGCCAAGAGCAACACCCAAACGGAGATTGTCGCAAAAGAGAACGA